GGTGCTGGATTTTGGTGGTTTGGGGGGTTGATTGGGGGTTTATTTTGAGGGCAAGGGACTTGAAATGGTGGTTGCCGGAGCCCGGATTTGGCGGTTTGGGGCCGTGGAATGGTGGTTGCCGGAGCCCGGATTTGGCGGTTTGGGGCCGTGAAATGGGGGTTGCCGGAGCCCGGATTCGGCGGTTTGGGGCCGTGAAATGGGGGTTGCCGGAGCCCGGATTCGTGGTGAAATTGGGCACAAAAAACCCTCGGTTAAGAGGGCTGCAAAGAGTCGTTTTTGTGCGCCTAATTTTAGCTATTTAATAAAACCCAAGCTATTATTAGGAGGACTGCGGCTAGTGTTTTTGTTAGGCGGGATAGTGCGGTTTTCATTTTTAAAAGATGTGGTTTGCCATTGTTTTTGCGATCCATAAGCTAGACTTATCGAGCCCGTTCTTTCCTAGCACGGATTCTATGTCGTAGTCGGTTTGGAGAAATAATTCCCCCGTTCCTTTGCCATGTAAAAATAGTTCAACCCCCGCATAGCATAGTCCCTTGTTTGTGCTGAGAACGATTGTTAGTTCTTTTTCTCGGTAAACAGTTATTTGGTCGCTATAACCTGCTGAAATTGGGACTGTGTGTGCGCCTCTTTTGTCACGGAAGGTTACTTCTAAACCAGGATTATATCTTGAGGCTGCCAGTTGGCTCTCGTAGTTTTCTTCGTCTATTGTGAAGTTTGTAATGGTTTTCATAGAGTCGAGCTCCATTCGTGTCGAAGTTCTTGTTCTATTAGATAGTAGGTGTCGTTAAGATATTCTTTAAGTCCGCAAAAGGATGGCCGCCGGTTTTCATTACATAGGATGCTTGAAAAGGCCATTGTGAGATTTTTTGTTAAAGTAATTCGAAAACTGAACATCATGTAGCCGTCATAATAGCCATTCTCATCCATGGCGTGGAAATAGTTTTTTACTTTCATACTATTTTTGAAATACTCATACGTATAGCTACAATCAATTCCTGATCCATGTGGCAGTTTAGCATTCAAGTAAATTTCGAGTTCAGAGGACACCCTACGCAATGCGTAAAAGGGTCGCTTACGGAATTCTTTGGTTTTACTGAATCTTTTTATTATTTTAGGTAGCGTAGTCGATAGTGTGTATTTTGAGATGTTCATATTTTTAGTCTTTAGGTGGGGTGCGACTGAAAAGTGAATATTTCGAGTAAAATTGTGAATTTTCGAACTCTCCGAATATGTTTTGAGAGTTTGGGCATTGCCCCAGCTGCTTTGCGAGTATTTTTTGGGGTTTGTCGGTTTGTCCATGGTGCCACCATGTTTCGTATATGTTTTGGGTTATCTTTATAAATCCCCGGTCGGTCAGTTCTGATTGGGGTAGTTTGAAAAATGTTTCGGGGTTGTTAATACATTCCTCTAGATATTCTTCGAAATAGTAATCTTTTATGCAGTTGATGCAAATTATTGAGCAATCAAATATGTGGTAGTAGGGTGTGTAATCGTATGAGTTAGGACTTGTGCGGACTGCTTTGTTGCATGATTGGCATTGGTCCCATTCGTCGGCCCATTCTATTGAGTAGTTTCGAGATTCTAAGAAGTCTATTAGTCTTTCGCTATGTGCATTCCAGTTGTCTAATATGATACCGTTTTTGGGCGCGTCGTAGCCGGGCTCGCAATATTCGGCTATCCAATGTGCGTTCGGTAATTGGTTTTCAAATAGTTTTGAGGTGTTCGTAGTTTTAGCTTTCAAGTTCATCTAATTGGTCAATAACGTTTTGCGCTAATTCGGAACAATTGCTTCGCCGGTACAGATTTATGAAAGCCCAATTTTGGTAATGGTAGGCTCCTCCTGTGTAGGAATTGTCACCGGTTTGCCATGACCAGTCCTTGGAGCTAAGCTTGTTACAGGCTATGGTTACGTCCATTCCCGGTAAGGCTCTTTCGCCGTCTAGTAAGTTTTCTTCATCGCATGAACACCGGTGTTCATCTTCAATAATGTGTTTAAGACTGATTAATAGTTTTCTGACCTCTGATTTTTTCATAGTTTTTAGTTGTACGAGTGGAGGTAAGAGTCGATATTTTTGAGTAATTCAGTTTCAGATTTCGTAGTTTTGTTTTAGTTTTAAGAATTCCAATTAATGCGTGTGGTGGGTAGAGCTAGTTCGTATCCCAGGTGTTTGATTTCGTTCAGTGTTTTTTGGCTGAGCGTTTTTGTTCCTGCGATTCGTGCGAATGCCTTGGCGTTTTCGCAAACCGGGTATACTAGTTCGTTGCCGTAAGTGTTTTTGATTTCAACGAAGATTTTCATAATTTTGTGCGGTCAATATAAGAGTAAATAAATTCGTGTCAAGTGCCTATTTATCATCAATTATTGGCAATTAGCAGCTATATCTTGTGATAATCGGATTAAATACCTCAGACTCATTGACTTATAGATGAATCAGTAGTAAGTTAAGTGAGTTACTTAGGATTAGACCGATCGGTTTGAATGCGGATAATATGTGTATACAATCAAAACCTCCTTTTTTGCGCAATTCGCCTTTTCTGCAATTTCTTGCATTGATCTTGAATCCGAGCCAAACCTCGAGCTTGCAATTGATAGAGGGGACTGAGAATGTTAGACGTGCCGAAATTTGGTGGGTGAGGGGGGGGGGGGAGCCTCTTTTGTGCGCTGTTAGATTATATATCGGTTAGAGGCTGCATAAATTTTTTTATAAAAACATGAATACGAACGACTTACAACTTGAACGAGAAGTAGACGTTGCAAAACTCCTTGACAGAACTCGTGACGAAGTGGCTTCCTTTCGTAAGAAAAACCTTACACGACCGGAGCATTGGGAAAAGCAAGCTGCGACCATTTATTACACTCCTCTCGGCGTAATTGCCCTAAAAGCCCACTTCTATCCACGCGGTTTTGGGCACACCCCAGTCTATCGCGCCCGCATCACCCACCTCCCCCGGAACCGCAAAAAACTCCTCGCCCGCCGCATAATAGAACTAGACGAAATCGAAATTAACGTTAAAGATTCCTTAAAGTATGCCAGTTTCCGCAAAGCACGAGGCCGCCAAACAATCCTGTTTCAGGAGAAAAAGGGGCAGTTCTATGAAGTGCACCGCCTGGTACATGGACAAAAACTTTATCTGCCACCGGACAGCATACCGGCACTTGGTTAAATACTACAATTGAATGTTTATGAATACTACGACTACTTGGGAAAACACAACTAGCTTTACAACAACTGACCCTGGAAATTGGGCCTTTAATAAGAAACCGAAAGAACAAATTACTCCGCCGGTGCGAATTCTCGACGTTTTGTTGATTGACTTATCTCCGCCGGAACCCGCTAACGAGCTCCCTGACGAACTCCTATGCCCCAACAAATGGCCTAACTACGTGACTACGAAATCAAATGCTCAAGTCACCGAAGACGTCATGATGTGGGCAGATGCCAACCGTGACATTATCGATGCGAGACGTGCGGCTATGAATTTCACCAAACCATTTAAGCCAGAGCACTTAAAAGTAGCCATCTATGAAAAGGGCCGTTTACTAAGGAAAACAAAATGAAACTAAAATCTAAATCTCCCGGCGAGCTTTGCCTTCCGGATCATCCAAAAATTGAAGAAACCGAATTAGGCGATGACAACATTGGACTTTGCGACTTTAATAAAGGCACCATATATGTGCAAGTTGGACTTTCTCCGCCCACGAGGCTCTCGACGCTTTGCCACGAACTAATACACTATGCGCTTCCGGAGCTTTGTGGGGCGGAGGATAAAATTGAGCACATTGAAGGGGTTTTGTTTAAAGGGCTTTGGGAGCAGGGGTATAGGAAGGTGGATGTGTAATGAGCTTAGGACATCCAAGGGCTAGAAAATTTATGCCGCCGGAACCGCAATCAGACGACCCCCCTAAGCCGCAATCAGACGCTTCACCGGAACCGAAAACGGGGCCGTGTGGCTTGCCGGAGCCTGGAAAGGGGTCGTGCGAAGATCCTGGTGGCTCGCCGGAACCGAAAACTGGGCCGTGCGAAGATCCTTCTGAAACCAAAATGACCAAGCACGACGCCACCTATACTGGTGCCCGCTTAAAAAAAACCAAGCCCCACCTTTACAACTTAATTGAACAATCCCTTATAGAAGGACTGACCATTAATGCCATAGCTAAAAAATGTAAAGTGGCGCACAAAACAGTGAAGGGGATCTTGGCACGAGACTTCCCCGCGGACTTTCAACGCGACCGTGCCAAGCTCCGATACCGCGAAGTTCTAGCAGAAGGACTAGACAAACTAAGCGATGAAATTGGCGACCTTAAAACAAACCAGCTCCCCATAACGCTTGGGATTGTGCAAGACAAACTCAACACCCTTGAAGGCCAACCCACCTACATAACCGAAACCCGCAAGGCCCCTTCAATAGATGAATTCAATGAGTTTGTAGAACGCCTAGCCTCCGCCGCCATTAAACCAAAACCAATAGAAGTTAAAAGTGGCCCCTAAAGCTTTTACTCCCACTCCGCACCCGACCATTTTGCTCCCCTCACCGGAACAAATTTCCATGCTGTGTGCCTCCGACGAAGGAAAGCTCTCCCTCGCCAAAATGTATCGTGAACGCGAACACCTAATAAAGCTTGAACACGACGACCCCTACCGATACGGCTTCGAACCCCCATGCTGGCACGACCTTGACTCCCTATGGACCGAAGACTGCCGCCACATTCTGTTGAACGGAGGCAACCGGAGCAGCAAAACCGAATATGCCGCCAAACGCCTAATCCAAATAATGCTTGAGCGACCGGACCGCCGAGTATGGGCACTTCACACAACCGATAAAAGCAGTATCCAAATGCAACAGAGCGTCGTCTGGAAGTATGTGCCGCCGGAACTGAAAAAAATTAAGAAGAGCCGCATTACTAATGTTGGGTATTCGCAGAAAAATGGCTTTGCCGATGGCACCTTCATATTTCCCAACGGCAGCCAATGTTTTTTCATGCACTATTCACAGGGCCGTGAAGTGATAGAGGGCGGCGACGTTGATTTTATTTGGCCGGACGAACTTGTCCCGTATGATTGGATTAAAACTCTTAAATACCGACTTATTACACGAAAGGGGAAGTTGCTCCTAACCTTCACCCCCATCCAAGGCTATAGTCAAGTTGTGAGGGAGTTTGTGAATGGGTGTGTTTTTGACAAGACCTTGCCGGCACCTCTTCTCCCCGAAGAAAAAAGTATTCCGGGGGTGCCTAAAGGTGAAATGCCCTATATAGCGACTTCCACGGGCGGCGGCAGAATTATGTGGTTTCACACTTCTTTCAACCCCTACAATCCCTACGACGAATTGGTAAAGGTGCTTGAAGGAAAGTCCACTGAAGAAATAAAAATTCGAGCCTATGGGTGGGCGGACAAGCTTGAGGGCAACCAGTTCCCCCGTTTCAATGCCCACAACATTTTACCTCCGAACAAAATACCAGTAGAAGGCACTAACTACATGGTTATTGATCCAGCCGGAAGCCGGAATTGGTTTATGCTTTGGCTACGTGTTGATAAGAAAGGCAACCGGTTCTTCTATCGAGAGTGGCCCGGTACCGATGTTGGGGAATGGGCCTATCCTTCTGATAAAAAAGATGGTAAAGCGGGACCGGGACAATTCTCTGAAAGTGGCCGGGGCCTCGATGCTTATAAATCCTTAATCCGAGAACTTGAAGACAAAGAGGAAATATCCGAACGCTACATAGATCCTCGTGCCGGTGCCACCCAAGCCGTGGGCCGTGAGGGTGGCACGAGCCTTATAGATTTAATGGCAGAGGGCAGTGACCCTATGTGGCTAACTCCTGCCGCCGGTATCCGCTTAGAGCAAGGAATAAGCATTTTAAATGATTGGCTTTCTTACAAGGTAGACGAGCCAGTTTCTAGCATTAACCAACCGAGCATGTTTGTAAGCAGTGAGTGTGAAAATTTAATTTGGAGCTTGAAAGAATGGACTGGTTTGGATGGTGAAAAGGGGGCGTGTAAAGATCCTATTGATTGCGCCCGGTATCTGGCCGTTATGGACCCTTGTTTTGAGGACAGCCTAACGTATGCGGCAGTAGGAGGAGGAAGCTATTAATATGCATACCACAACAAAACAAATAACTCTACCGGCACCGGACGCACTAAAAGAAATGGGCTTGCCGGAACTTCGTAAAATCCAAACCGAACTCGTAGATGCTTGCACCGAAATGGCTAAATCTACATACACCATTTACCAGTATTCTATCTTGTTGGACGAATGCTTATTAAAGCGAGCCGAGGAAAGTAACCAATGGAATTAAAAAACGCACCTTGCTTAATAAGTTTTGCCGAAGCTTGTCGCCTTACCGGAATGACACGCTGGTATATGCAACAGCTTCGTGAATTGAGGCTTGTAAAAACCTATAGAATGGTAGGAGGCAAACACCTTTATTTCCGAGACAGCCTACTTCACGAAATATTTAGAAATTCAGAACCAGTAAAAAAAGATCATGACACAAACACAGCAAATAAAAGCATCGGACACGCCTAATGTAGTTGCGTTGGCCGCCGAATTTAAACGAGCCGAAGACTCCACCTCTGCCGTAGGGCGAGTTGTAGAGTCCGATAACGCTAGATATAATAGGTGGGAGGGGCAGTCTCGTGACGGTAAGAAATGGGATAAAAACTTACCGGATGGGGATCAGGCTTTTCCGTGGGATGGGTCTAATGATTCGCGAGTGCACCTGATTGATGCTGCGATAAATGATTTGGTGGATATTCAGATGACGGCCTTTAATCGTGCGAACGTCAAAATTTCAGGCGTTGAGGTGAACGATGCTAAGATGGCTGCCGTGTTTAGGGGGTTGATGCGGTGGATTGTTAAGGGCAAACTGAGCCTGAAAATAAGATCAGAAGCCGAGCTCTCAGCCCAATACCAGAACCACTATGGATGGTGTTTGGGCTTTATTGGGTGGGAGCAAGCCATTGAGGATCGTGCCTTTAAAATTGACGCTGCCAAAATTGAAGAGACTTATGGCACAGAAGTATTGGAGCTTTTGTTAGATCCTGAAAAACGCACGGCGGCAGTCGATTTTGTTGAGCAGCTTTTACCGGCAGTTTCGCGTAAGAAGCTTAGGAGGATGATTGTTGAATTTACCAAAACCGGAACGGCGGAGGTGCCGGTGCCAAGAGTCGTGCGGAACTTGCCTTTCATTACGGCGTTGAAGCCTTATGAAGAGGTTGTGGTGCCGCCGGAGTTTACGGAACCGGAGCGTGCGAACATCATTTTTAGAGTTGATTATATGACACCAGAAGAACTAGACATGAAAGTTTTGATGGAGGAGTGGGACGAAGATTGGGTTGAACTCGTAAAAGACAACATCGGGCAAACCGGAGATCCCGGAGACATCGCCTCCACCGGTACCACGAACACGGACGGTTCAATTGCGCTCCCCGGTATTGCAGATTCCAGCACGAGCGGCAATGCTGAAATTGATAGCCGGGACAATCTTGCTCAAGTTATATACGCCTATGCCCGCCAAACAGACGATCTTGGCGTTACCGGTATCTATGAGACGGTGTTTAGTCTGGTTTCAACGGATGACCATAGCGATTCTCCTCTATTTGGCCGGCACCGATTACTAGACTACGCACACGGAAAAATGCCGTTTGTTAAGTTTGTAAACGAAAATGTTGGGCGACCTATTAGCACGGCACGCGGCGTCTCGGATGTTAATTGCACCCAACAAAACGAAATGAAGATTCAGCACGATTCCCTAACGGATTCAACTTCATTGACAACGCTTCCACCCATAGTAGTGAACAAGCGAATTTCGTCCATTAATAGAATTGGGCCGGCCCAACAACTTCCCGCCAACCGCCCTGACGACTACACCTCCCTACAATTCAACAACAGCACGACAACTGCATTCGTTCTAATGGACCGTCTTGAAAAAAACATGGCCGCGTATTGGGGCCTCCCTCACCCCGAAATTCCCCGTGACATGACCCAAGCCAAACAACAAAACCGCATTAATCGGTGGTTAGAGTCCTGGTCAGAAGCTTACAAGCAAATGTTTGCGCTCTCTATTCAGTTTCTTTCGTCTGCCGAAATCGAGCGCATCACCGGAGCCCCATTCGAGGCCCCCTCCGATTTCGACATAGAAGCCATGTTTGATTTTATTTTACATTATGATGTTAAGGAGCTTGACACTGAATACAACATTAAGCGGCTTGGTACGATTGCGACTTCTGTGGCCCCGCTAGACCGGAACGGAAAATTAAACATGGATGGTCTTATAGAGGTGCTTGTAGAATCAATCATTCCGGATGCAGCTCCCAAAATAATGTTTGAGGAGAAGGAAGCTTCCCAACGACTCTACGAGGGCGTGCAAAATGACATCGGAAAAATGATGCTCGGCTTTGAACCAAACTACGTAGAGAACGACCCAACGGCAGACACCAAATTAAAGTTTGCCCAAGATATTGTGCAGAGAAATCCAAAAGTTGTGCAAGTTGTACAAGAAGATCCGGAGGGCTTGACAGCACAACTCCTCCAAAACTATCAAAAAAACTTACAGTTGAGTGCTTCACAAGAACAAAATAAAACCATTGGGCGGCAAGGTGTCGTGCCAATAACTTAGAAAATGAAATGATAGACTTTAATGCAGTAGACACCGCGGATCTTGCTTCCGGGGAGCGTAGTTGGAAATTCCTTACCCGAATGATGAACGACCTCCAAGACGAAGTGAATGAGCTTTTGGTAGAACCGCGCACCGAAAAACCGGACTACTACCGGGGGCAACTCTCTGTGATTTTGGAGCTAAAAAAGGACTTCTCTGACATTGAGTCGAGGTTGTTTTCTAAAGAATGATCTAGTATTAACGGGGATGCAAGAATAGTAACTATGTAATATTGCCCCTTAGTGTTAAATTTACACTATAGATTTTCGCACTTTCTCTTGACTAAAAGTGCCGGTTAATAAATGCCGACTTGCAGGCTAAAGCAACGCAAATATGGAAAATGAAGCGGGAGCCGACAACCCACAAGATGCCGTTGAAGATAGGCCCGAAACAGTAGATGCACTTTCTAGTTTATTGCTAGACCATGTAGGTGCGGTTGAGGGAGAAGAACTTGAAGTCTCTGAAACTACTGCCGATGCAGAAGTGGATGAGGATAAACAAATTGATCATTCTCAAGAAGAGGACTTAGACGATGCCGTTTCAGAAGAAAGTGAACCCGAAGAACCTGACTCAGACGACGAAACCGAAGCCGAAGAAGAGGCCCCGGAAGAGCCAGAAGAACCGGTAGGCGTTAAGAAGAGGATTCAGAAGCTTGCTAAAAAGCGGGCAGAAGCCGAAGCACGTGCGGACAAACTTGAAGAACAACTCTTAGGACTCCAAGACGAAGTTGCGAGTATGCGGGATCAGCCGGCACAAAAGCCGGACCCCACAGACCCCTCAAGTTTTGCGAGCAACCTAAAAACAGTTCAAGAAGTTGAAGCCGCAATCGGACAGGCCGCAAGCCTAGAAGACTGGTGCGACGACAACCTAGAAGGCGCAGAAATAGACGGAAAAGAATATTCCGCCGAACAGGTTAAGCAAATCCGCCGGAGCGCAAGAAAAGCGATAAGAATTGATCTTCCAAAACGACAAACTTTTTTAACACAAAGGGAACAGTTACTTCCTAAAATTCATGAAGTGTTTCCCTTTTTCAAGAAACGAGCTTCACCTGAATACCAACGCGCACAGCAAGTTTTACGTGCCATGCCGGAACTTAAAAATTACGCTGATTATGAATTTCGAGTAGGAGTTTATATGCGTGGGCTAGAGTCGATGGAGAAAACTACGAAGGAAAGAGCCGCTAAGCTTAAGACTATTAAAAAAGCTCCCAAATCGCCCGCCCCGCCTACTAGAAAGCCACGACCGGTGAATTCAAAGGACCAAAAAAACAAAGTTAGAAATGCTCTTGCGGTGAAAGGCAACACAGAATCTTTAGCTGACGTGTTATTGTCTGAAGACTTTATAGGGAATGTCGAAATAAAATAAGAAAGAATAAAAAAATGGCTGCATTAACCGAACCTGGACAAGCAAATAAAGGTAAACGAGAAGATTTGGCGGATTTAATTGCGCTTGTAGATGCTAAGGCAACTCCTGTGTTGACGATGGCGAAGAAGGGCAAACAATTAGGGAACAGTTTGTTCCGGTGGCAAGCGGATGCTTATGCCACTCCCGAAGCTTCGACCGCTGGAACCGTCGATGGTTCCGACGAGGGTTCTTCTGATTACGAGAACCCGGCGACTGCCCGTGCGGAGATTTATACTTACGGAAAACTCTTTAGACGTTCAATTCGTGTGTCTACGCTTGCTCAACAACTCTCCAACATCGCCGGCGTTAAGTCTGAATTGGCTCGCGGCTTGAGCAAAAAGATGATCGAGCTTAAGCGTGACATGGAAACTTCTATTTGTGCCATTCAAGATGGTCAAGTGGATGCCGGAAGTTCAACCCCTTACTTAATGAAGGGCTTGGGAACTTGGATTGACACCACGGGTGGGTCTGTTCCTGCTATTCCGTCAGCCTACCGAACCCCTACCGGTAACATTGAAACAACTGCCACCACCGCAAACATTACGGAAACCACCATCCAAAACGTATTGAAGTCGATCTTTGACCAATCCGGAGAAATAAAAACCTTTGACATGCCTCTAGGCTCAACCCTAAAACGAGGTATTACCGGTTTAACGGATTCAATTCTTGACAGCACGGTGGGGGTAACTTCCGCTCCTGCAATCCGAACCTTTAACCAGGACATTGCTAATCGCAAATTCACGGCTCGTATTGATGTGTTTGAAGGAGATTTTGGAACAATTCGGCTCCATCCTTCCGCTTTCATGCCCGCCCTATTCGATGGCTATGTGCTGCCAATGG